AGATTACATCAAGTTAGCAACTTGTACTCTTTGATAGTATCTGTTTGAGTTAGCAGAACCAGCGTCATTTACTGCTGAAGCAGCACCTGAAATCGCACCAGTTTCAGCGAATGGATTAGCGATTAAGCCATATCTAGTCTTGAAACCGATTTTTGGTTGGAAAGTATCTTGACCAACTGCTCTGACCATTTGTAGTGGTACATATGGGCAGTAGAACATACCAGCGTCATAAGGTGAAGTACCTTTGTAGCCAACAACATAGTATTGTTTAGCTGAGCTGTTTGCACTATATGGATCAATATATACTTTGTATCTGCCGTTAAGAACACCAGCAAAAGTATTTCCTGTGTCATCAACATTTAAGTTGTTGTTTAACGCAGGAGTGTAATCTAATACACCTGCCATCTGAAGTGCTGAAGCAACATCAGAAGAACAGATTATCATATTACCTTTACCTCTTCTTGTTCTTTGAGCGATTCTGTTTGCGTCTCTCTCTAACTGGAACATTAGACCTTTGAATCTCTCAACAGACCATCTACCGTTTGAGTCAGTATCTAAATCAAAGATACCAGCAGTTGTTGTATTCGTAGCAGCGCCTTTCTCAGCGTTGATGTAAATAGTTCTAACTACTTCTCGGTTGATTTCTGCAAGAATTTCAGCAGATAAAATGTTAGCTAGTTCAGTTTCAGCGTCTAGACCATGGATTGCTTTTAAGTCTTGAGCAAGTTCCATAGTGTACTCAGCTTTTAGCGCTCTAGATTTAGCAGTTACCGTTGATTTCTCGATTGAGAAAGCCATTTCAGCAAATGCATTGCCAGAGTCATCACCTAATGCTTCAGCTTTCGCTGTTGTCATTGCAGTACCTTTTGTGAAAGTACCTGGTGAGCCATCGTTAAGTACAGCTGGGTTTGAACCAGAGTGATCTGTAGAAGAATAACCATCTACAGATGATCCAGCAGCATTTCTACCAGAGAAATCAGAGTCAGCTTCGTCAAACATTGCCTCAGCACCTGTTTGTGAAGTGTATCTTGATCTCATAGCAAAAATTAAACCAGTTGGACCAGTCATAGGTTGTACGCCTGCAATATCGTAAGCAATTAAATTAGGCATAGCTCGTCTTACCAATGAAATTAGGATTGGATCCCAATTTGCAATTGCTGAACCTGTTGCGTTAGTAGGTGCAGCTTCTGATAAGAAAGCAGCGTCTTCTTTAAGAGCTCTTTCTTGGTTTTCCAAGATTACAGAGGTAACGGCACGCTTGTATGTGTCTCCGATTTTTGGTAAATCAGGATGTTCCAATACAGGCTGCCATTTTTTTTCGTAAGTTTCGGATAAGTACATTTTTTATCTCTCCCTTTTTTACTTGGCTATTTTAATGTTTTTGTATTTACTAATAGCGGTAGTATAAGCAGCCATCGCATTAGATAAGTCTTCGTTTGAATCCTCACCTTGTACCGCTACATCATCTAAAGACTCATCTCCTGATTTTTTGCCAAAGTATGATTCTTTAATAGTCTCACACTTCTTTTTAAAATCTTCTGGATTTGAGTATTCAATTTCTTCAGAAAGCTTGTTAAACTTTTCTTTTGCTGTATCAGCAAGGTCGCTAGCAACTTCAGCCTTGATTTGCTCTTTAGCAAGGTCGCCAGAAACTTTTGTAAGTTCAACATTTTTCTCAATCTCTTCGTTTAGTTTCCCTTTCAGGTCTTCAACTTCTTTAGCTTGAGCTTCTAATACATCATATTTTTCATCTGGAACATTTATGTAATGATCTTCAAATAATTTTTTAAGACCACTTATAAAGTCCTCAGCGATTTCACCTTTTATGCCTCTTTCTAGAGCTAATGAGTTTTCTTTCATCCACTCTTCTACGACATAGTTCAAGTAAGAGTCAACTTTTTCAGTCATCTCTTCTTTTTTGCTTTCAATTTCTTTTTCTAGTTTTTCTTCGTAATCTGCTTCCATTGATTCAGCGATCTCTTTAATTTGAGATTTTAATGCTGATTCAAATATAGTTGCAGCTTTCGATTTAAACTCTTCGGATAAATCGTTTTCGCCTGCGATTAAAGCGTCAACATGCTCTTTAACATCAATGTCTTCTTTTTTGTAAGATGACTTCATGTAACCAGCTTTCATTGGTTCTTTCTTATCATCTTTCTTCATAGGCATTTCTGTTTCAGATACTTCATCTTTTTTATCTTTTGATTCTTTATCTTCTTCTTTCATGTCTTTTTTATCTTGATGTTTTTTTAATGCGTCTAGAGCAGCTTTCGGCATTTCGCCTTCTTTAACGATTTCTCCGTCTTTTGAAGTTTCTTCCACTTTAGCGCTTTGACCAGGATGTGAAACTTTGGTTACACCAGCTTCTGTATCTGGTTTATTACTAGCGTCAGCGTCCTGAGCTTTAGCGTTAACTTGGTCGGAAACTTTCTTCATTTTTTTAGTAGCGTCTGGATTGCTGTCAGTTGGTTTTACAACCGCTGGACCTAAATCCTCAGCAGAACCTAATGACTTCATAGGCTCAGCAGCAACAGCGTTCTTTTTAGGAGCGTCTGCTGGAGTTTGTTCAGCAACCACTTCTTTTTCTGCTACTTGTTGTTTATTTTCGGACATGAGAAATCTCCTCTTAAATTTAAAAAATAATTATTTTTTTAACTCTCTTCTAGATATTTATAAAATTAAAGCTTTTCAATGAAGGATTTAAAGACTTCCGCCTTCTTTTCTGCTAAAAACGACCTTTCAGCCCTCTTAATCTCTTCTTTGTATTGCTCAATATCTCTTTCTTTAATAATACCATTGTCCCATACCCACTCTTTGTTTTCCATAATACCTTCAACAAAGGCTTCTGGAGCGCTTGGGTCTGCTACAATGTCGGCGGCTGTAGCAAGGTAAAAATCGTCACCTACCACATTTTTATCACCGTCTCTTTTCAAGGAACCCATACCTCTTGATGATACTCCTAATTGAGCACCCTCATTGATAAGATTTTTTACTATCTTACCGTATGGTGTATCCATGATTTTTGCTTCACCAACAAAATTTTTACCGTCAATTTTAAGTTCTTTAATCATATGACTAACTCTTTCTAAATTGACCGTTGGTCCGTCAGGATGTCCTAACTCACCAAATGCTCTATTCTTATTGATAAATTCGTCTGTATATCTATTAACTTCTTTTACTAAAGTCTCATACGGATATACTCTACCGTTTCTGTTTTTAATATCAGATTGTAAAAAGACACCACGAATCTTATAGTCTTTTTTGCCATTGGCT